ATCAGGAAAAGATTCCATTAAAGTTAAATATGGAGCAAGACCAATACAGTTTAGATCAATGGATAACCCATCTATTTGTCATTCTGGATACGTTGGTACTTACATGAATATTAACGATAGCCGTGCTTACTCATTGCTTGATAGAATGAAACCCTATCAATATCTTTATAACGTGTACATGTATCGTACCGAACAAGCGTTTGCTAAATCATATGGAAAAATATTAAAACTTCCATTACACTTAGTCCCTGATGATTGGGATCTTGATCAATGGTTAAACTATCTATTTCAAATGAATGTGATGGTTACCGATGGTTTCAAGGAAGGTGATAAAGGAGCATCACAAGGTAAACTTGCAGGATCGTTAGGTGGTAATGATAACATGGTTGCAGATCTTGAGATGGGTAATTATATACAACAACACCTTATGATGTTGCAGTATATTAAAGAAGAAATGGGTGAGATTGCTGGAGTCTCAGAACAAAGACAAGGACAAATAGAACAAAGAGAGCTTGTAGGAAATGTTCAAAGAGCAGTAACACAATCCGCCCACATTACTGAAAAGTGGTTTAAGGTTCATGAAAACTTTAAAAGTAGAGTATTAACTTTACTATTAGAAACAGCTAAGTACGCATACAAAGGTAATACACATAAGCGTCAAATGCTTATGGATGATATGACTAATGTGTTATTTGATATTCCAGGAGATGAGCTTATGGAAGCTGATTATGGTTTATTTTTATCTAATAGTTCTGCAGATAGTGAATTATATGAAAGTCTTAAAGCACTTACACAAGCTGCTATTCAAAATGATAAAATGACATTTGCTAATGTTATTGATATTTATACTTCAGATTCTATTGCGTCTATTAAACGTAAAATTGAATTTGCAGAAGAAGAAAAAGCAGAGGGAGAACAAAGACAATTTGAAGCACAAATTAAACAACAACAAGAAGCTGTACAAGCACAAATGGCAAACGAACAAGCTAAACAAGCACTTGAAGAAAGAAACAATGTTAGAGATAATCAAACTAAACTGTTAATTGAAGAAATGAAATTAAGAGCCGATGCAATGGCTGAGTCTGGAGATTATGATGATGGTCAACTTTCTCTCGATCTTAGAAAGCATTTGGATTCAATGGCAGTTAAAGAAAAAGAATTAAAAGAAGATCAACGAGAAACTAACATGAAACTACAATTAGATATCAATAAACAAACAGACGCAATGAAGATGCATAAGGACAAAATGATCCGAGAAGACAAAAAAATCAAAAAAATGGGAGCTAAGCCTGCCGCAACAAAGTCGAAATAGGCTATAAACTTTTTCAAATAACTGTAATAAGTTTTGTTATTTATTTGGATAATATAAAAATAATTTATTAATTTACATAAAAATATAATATATGAGTGAATTTTTAGGGGCGGATTTTGACTTTGAATTGGATGATATTCTAGATCCAGTAGAAACGGAAACTCCAATTGAAGATCCAAAACCAGAAGAAAAACCAATTGTTGATAAAGATAAAAATGTCACACCCCCGGAAGATGATGACAGTTTAAATATCGATGTTGACGGAAATGAAATTATTGCAGAAACTTCAGATGATGATGATCCTGAAAAAGATCCTGTAGAAGATAATGTGGGAGGCGCCGGAACTGAGGGTTCTTCTTCTTCCGATTCAATTGCTGATTATGCCTCTGCCCTTTATGACGAAGGTGCCTTCCCTGACATTGAAAAATCAGAGATAGAAAATGTCAAAAATGTAGAGGATTTAATTGATTTGAATAGAAAACAAATTCAAGCTAATGAACTTAGAGATTTAACACCAGATCAAAAGGAAGCTCTTAAAGCTTTTAGAAATGGTATTTCTATTGATGAGTTCAAACAAATGAAAAGTAATGAGCTTCAATATGATTCTATTACGGATGATCAATTAAATGAAGAAGAAGTGGCAAGTAAAATTGTCTCTGATTATTTAAAACTTAATAACACTGACCCTTCAGTTATTGAAGATTTACTGGAATCTTATAAAGTTGATGAGAAGCTGGCTGAAAAAGCTAAGACTTATTTACCTAAAATCAAACAAGTATTAGAAAACCGTAATAAGGAATCTATGCAAGCACGAGAGGTAAAAAGAGATAATGATATCAAAGAAATCAAAAATGGTATCGATTCAACTAAAGAAGTTTTTAAAGGAATAAATTTAACTGAAAAGGATAGGACTGATCTATTTGATCAAATGACTCGTCCTGCTAAAGTTTTAAAAGACGGAACACAACTAGATGCAGTAATGGTAAAACGACAGGAAGATCCTATCAGCTTTATGGTCAAGCTTCATTACTACACTAAACTTGGACTGTTTGATAAAGAACCTAACACTGAGTTTTTACAAACTAAAGCTAGGACAAAAGCTCTATCAAAACTTGAAGAGAAGTTAAATAAAGGAAATTCATCTAGTCGTTTATCAGGTTCGAGAAATACATCGGATTCGGAACTGTTTGATTTTGATGACATACCCGATGTAAAACTTAAATTTTAATTATAAACCCGATTGCAAACTTAAATTATAATGGCTAAATTGTCGCAATTTCAAATGACAGATGCTAAATCGTGGAGTGGTCTAACCACTAAAAATCACATCGGAGCGATCTGGAGTGCTGCCCCACAAAAAGCATCTAATATAATGACTATGGTCCACCAAAGTAACTTTGGTATGGATCTCGATACCTATCTTAACCAGTTTGGTGTCAAAGTACTCGATAACGAAGACGATTTTGTCTGGGAACTTATCGGTACATCTAAAAAGAATATTCCATTAGTTGAGGCTCGTCTCACTAGGAATGGTAGTGCTATAGCTGCTACAGATAAACCAGGAGTTGGCGCAAGTCGTTTCTTCCTCGTTTTTGAAGAGCAATGGTTTACAGATGTTCATGTGATCGTAGGTCATAAGAATGAACTGTATCCTCTAAGCATTGTAAATGATCCTGAACCTGAAGGAAACTATTGGGTTTATGAGGTGGAACTTATTTCTGATAATTCAGATAAGTACATGGATACTGATGAACTTGTTGCTGGAAGACGATTCTCCAAAGACTGGTCACTAGTTGAACAGACACTCTCTAAGAAAGGTGGTGGGATTAACTTCACTTCTCCTTTCTCAATGAGAAATCAATTTACAATGATTCGTATGCAACACCAAACACCTGGTAATATGATCAGTCGTCCTTTTGGAACTATGTTCAAAAATGATAAAGGACAAACCTTTAAGATCTGGACTCAATACCAAGATTATCAATTCGATCACCAGTTCCGTTTGGAGAAAAATAGAGGTCTTATGTTCTCTACTTCGAATCGAAAAGCTGATGGAACTTACGATAATAAAGGTAAGTCTGGTTTTATTGCTAAACAAGGTGCAGGTATCCGTCAACAAATGGAGGCCTCAAACACAGTGTTTTACAATAACTTCACTATTAAGTATCTTTTAAATGTTCTTCTTGATCTTTCTGAGAATAAATTGTCAATGGACCAACGTAAGTTTGTCTTGAAAACTGGTGAACGTGGAGCTGTACAGTTTCATTACGCACTCGAAGATTTCAGTCAATTGTTCCAACCTCTATTTAATGAGGATCGAATGTTCAAGAATGATGGCGGAGGACTTACTTCACTTGGTCTAGGCTATGGTGGACAGTTCTTAAGATACATAGGACCTATGGGAATTGAGGTTTCTGTTTCTGTTGACTCTCTATATTCTGATAGAGAAAGAAACAAAATCTATCACCCAGACGGTGGTGTAGCTGAATCGTATCGTTATGACATTTTGGATGTTGGTACTTCAGGAGGTGAAGCAAATATTCAAAAAGTAATGGCTAAAGGACAAGAAGACATCTGGGGATATGAGCCAGGTCTACGTGATCCTTATTCACCAACAGGTGGAAGAATGAAGTTTATGGCTAATGCTGTAGATGGTTATACTGTTCACCGCGCATGTGTGTTTGGTGCAATGGTAGTTGATCCATCTAGAACAGCTAGTTTTATTCCAAACATTCTAGCAGATTAATATTAACTAATTTTAAAGAATAAAAAATGGGAGAAGTAAAAGCAAAAGTTCAATTTGAATTACCTAATAAAGTAGTTTACATTAAACCAATTAAAGGCAGGTCTTGGTTACCTGAGAAACACGCAGCAAGTTTTTTATTTGGAGATTCTAGTATGGAATATGTTATTCCCAGTGACGAAAAAAGGGGGGTCTTACGAGATCCCCTTACTGTCGCTGAAAAGAAATTCTTCGAAGATAAAGAACTATCAGGAATGGATTTTGAAATAGGTGATTTATCTGTTCATAAAAAGAAAGATAATTACTGGCATAGTTTTAGTGTCAAATTAGACAGTAGACAATTAGTGCTTGATCTTTCAAAACCAACTGATTATCTTAGATATAAAGTATTGTTAACTAATACAGAACTAATTTGCCCTTCAGCTGACCCTGAAGCAATTGGTCGTAAATGGAGTTTTAAATATTATGTATCAGAAGAAGGTGAAGAAATTAGACGTAAAGCTACTGGTATGGATGCTGTAAAAGATGCGTTTATATCTTACAATAAAATGTCATCTTCTAATGAAGATATGATTGGATTCCTTAAGCAATATAAATTAAGAAATCCTAAATTTAAAAAAGCAGTTCCAGATGATGCTAAAGACATTTTTCTTAAAAACGAAATAGGAGATATTATTGCCGATGACTTAAATGTGTTCTTGGAAATAGTAAATGATCCTTATTATGAAGATAAGAAATTAGTTATTGGTGGATTAGAAGCTGGAGCTATAGAACTCGTAGGGCGATCATATCAAACACCAGAAGGTATCTTCTTGGGGGATACAACAACTGAAGTTGTTAAATTCTTGGATGGTAAGATGAACAACGAGATCAAGCTACAGATAATGGGACGAATAGAAAACAATAAATAAGATGACTGCAAACGAAATGTATAACACATTCCAGCTTGAATACGACAGAGTAGCCTCTGACGCAGCTCAAGGATGGAGAGAAAGTGAAGTTGAGCATTTTATCAATTCATATTCATCAGACCTTTTAAGGACTAAAACAGATGAAAGTGATACTGCTAAACGACAAAGTTATATATTTCCGTTTAAAAAGTCTGAAATACTTATTCAATCATCTGATCAAACAGGGGTAACAGGACCTAATTCATTACTTTTTGAAATGCCTACAGGTTATCCTGGACGGTCTGAAAAAGAAGTTGTTAAATGGGTTAATTGTGATTTCACATCACCAGTTACTCCTGTTACAGATGATGAGTATTTTTCTCTTAATATAGACGAAACAAAAACGTCAAACATATTGGAGTTGAGAAGGTTATTAATGAATAGACCGTCCACTTCAGAAAACCTAATAGAATTATTTTTACCGAAAGGTTCCAATTTAGTTGTAAATGAATATTTAATTACGTATATTCGTGAACCTAACTTGGTAGTAATAAACTTGGATGACCCAACTAGTGCTGTTGATTCAGAGTTCGCTTTGAACAAGCATTACGAAGTTGTTAGAGGGGCAGTATTTTACGCTTTAGAAGCGGCTGCTGACAGTAGGTTGCAGACTTTTCCTGTGAAACCTATTAATTTTAACTAAATGTTTAATTTAAAATAAATAAATATGTCTACTTTTGCACAAAATCATGTACAACAAGTGTTTGTAGGTGGTACAGCATCGTCAACAGCCGCAGGTTTAACACTAGCGGGTGCCAACACAGGAGAGATTTGTATACTAAATCCCGAAGGAACTATCATGTCTGAAAGTGATGCTGGATCAGCAACGTCTTTTAGAGTTGGTCTTAATCGTGGTACTGAACCTAATGTTATTTCTGATACTATTGGAGTAACTAAAGTATCAAATTACAAACTGAAAGCTTATGCTGCCGCTACACAACAACTTGATTACATAGGCTACAACGGAACCGCAGGTTCTATTGAAGTTAATAACAACGCTCTTTACTACGTACGTTTGTATCTAGAAGATTTGTTTAACCGATCGTCTAGTGATGGACGTAGAGTTAAATTTGGAGCTTATAAATCTACCGCTGCCGCTACACAAGAAGCTATCGCTTTTGGTATTACTGATTCTTTGATTCGTAATTTCCAACGAGAAGCTGAAGATCAAATCAAATTTGAAAGAATTTGTGATGAAGCTGGTGTTGCACTTGGTACAGGTGTTGGAGCTTTAACTTTTACTAAAGGCTCTAAATTTGTAACAGCCGCTACTGCTATTGAAAATGATAGTGGAGCCGGTACGGCTTTAGTTGTAGGAGATTACCTTAGAGCAGGTACTGCTGTTACTAGTCCTATATACAAAATTACAGCCATTGATACTACTGCTGGTGGATTTGTTACTCTTGATATACCTTATCAAGGCGATGATTTGACAGGAGCTGATACAGCTTTTGAGCAAGTTGAAGCTGCCGCAGCTGCTGCTGCTGAATGGGGACTTAAACTTACAGGTCTTCCACTTGATTATAAACTTGGTAAAATCAAATATAAAGTTTCTCGTTTTGAAACTCAAGTTGATTCTAGTGAAGGTTTTATTTCTACACCAATTACAAAAGCTGCCGCCGCTAGTCCAGGAACTGGTACTCTTGAAATTGTACAAGAACTAGAATGGTTCACACAAGGTCATGAAGGAGAATTTTTCCGTATGGGAGAGCCTCATATCTTCGATGCACGTAAGGATGCTGTGGCACCTGCTGGCGGAGGATATACAATGCTTGACATCATGTTTGTAGACGATCAAGTACTTGGTCTTGGATCGTTAGTTTCATCTAGTAAACACGTGACGTTGTGTATTCCAACAACGACACCTGGTTATGCAGTTACAGGATCAGGTGATGACATCACTGATGTTCTTGAAGTTCTTCTTGCAGGATCAGTAGATGGTAGCTTAGCTTTATCATAAAAACTAAAATAGGAGAGAAGGGGGAAACCCCTCCTTTTCCTCTTATTTTTTTATTAACTTTTAATTCATATTAGCAATGGCATTAGTACCAACTTACTCGGTATGTTTAAAAAAGAAAGGAACTGAATTTAATATTGTAGATACGACTGGAGCTTATCATGCTACTACAAATACTACAGGTTGGAATTCTCCTAATGAAGCCGGGTCAGCAGTGACATCGGCTTATTTTCGTATTACTAGTCCCTCAGGAACTATTTACGATTACGATATTACCACTCAAATACCAGATAGCATAACTGGTAATATAGAATTTACTGCGTATTCAGGAGACTGGGAAGACGGTGTATATCAATTTGAATACATTATAGTAGGATCAGCTTCTTATAACATATGCTCAAAAAGATTTTTCTCTCCTAAAATAGATTGTTGTATTGATAAAGTTCTTTACAAATTTGTAGATGAGTATTTATGTGATGATTGTTATGATAGTGAAGAGATTATATCTAATGATACGGCGACCACCG